GCGGAACCCCGAGACGAGCAGCGGCAGCGTGTTGACACCGACCATGACCATGTCCACGACGCCCTGAGCGATCGAGAAGAAGGCGTTACGGATGGCGCCCTCGTTCTCCTTCACCCAGTTCGAGAGACCCCTGAACCCGTTGCCGAGCTGGCTGGTGTCGATGCCGACCACGGACATCAGCGCCTCGAACAAGGACCCGCCGACGACGCTGGCGAGTTCACCCATGACCTCGGTGCCGATCGCGGCGACGTCGTTCATCGCCCGGAAGGCATCCGCCAGGAGTCCGGCGAAGGGCTCCAGCAGCTCCATCGCTACCTCGAAGCCGCTGGCCAGGTTGTTCAGACCGGCACCTGTGGCTTCGAGCATCTCCCCGATCAGCGGACCGAACGCCTCCGAGAAGGACCCCGCCACCTTCCCCAGAGTCGGGAGCAGCCCGTCGTTGATGAACGACGCCAGACCGCCGAGCAGCTCGCTGGAGCCGCCGATGCCCTGCTCCAGCCCGTCGAACATCCCCGGCAGACCCGTGTCCAGGAAGCCGCCCAGGAGGCTGTCCCACGCGTCCAGCGCGGGCTGCGACTTCGCGCCGAACTCCAAGAACGCCTGAGTGAAGCTGCCGATCGACCCGGCGAAGTCCTCGAACCACGCCGACCCCATCTTTACGTTCGTGAGAAGCGCTGACTGGAACGCCGGACTGTCGGCAAAGCGGGCGGCCTTCTCCGTGATCCGGCCGAAGGTATCGGCCCCGGTCTCGATCACCGGGGTCAGGTCCTTCATCGCCCCCTTGAGGGACTTGACGGCCTTCTCCGTGTGCGGCGCGACCGCCTTCTCGGCAACTTTCTTCCAGTCCTCGAACGCCGGCTTGAGCTCCTTCGCCTTCTTCTTCAGGTCGTCGAGCGCCAGCGCCCCACCGCCGACGACGGCCGTCATCCCGAACAGCATCGGGCTGAGCGCGCCGATCGTCGGCAGAAGCGTCGTGCCCAATGCCGCGGCCGTCGCGATCAGCTTCCCGCGCAGGCCCATGCCGCTACCCCCGCCGCCGAACGCGTTGGAGGCGTTGTTCGCCGAGACGGTGAGAGTGCCGAGACTCCCGCGCAGGTTCCGCAGGTCGCCGCCGGTGTCCCGACTGGCACTGCCCAGGTCGCCCATCTGGATGGTGAGATGAGCCGCCGAAGTCCTGAGGTGGGAAAGGCGCCCCTCGGTGTCATCCGCACGCTGACCCAGCCGGCCGACAGCCGTAGCGGCGCGGCTCGCTGCTGTACGAAGGCCTTGCAGCTCCCGGGTCGCGTCCTCCGCTGCCGCCGCGAGCCGCTGGAGCGACACCGACGCGGCCACGCCCGCGGCTGCCAGCGTCGTCAGAGAAGTGGAGGCGCGCTGCGCGGCCGTGTGCAGGCGCTGCACCGCGCGAGCAGAGTCGCGGATCTGCCCGGACTGATCGTCGAAGGCGAAGCTCAGACGGATCGGGGACTCTGCCCGCAGGTCCCGGATGCGGCCCGAGATCCGAGTGAACCCGGCGGCCGTCCGGTCGTCCAGGCCGACGGAGATGTCCGTACTGGCTGCGGCCCGAATGGCGGTCATGGACCGTTGGATGGCGGCGAACCCGGCGACCGTGCGGTCATCGAGGCGCACGGCTACATCGATGTCCCGAGCGGCCGCGCGCAGCGCTGTGAGAGCCGTGGTGGCCGAGCGGGCACGGTCGCGGAGGGTGCTGAGGGAGGTGTTGACGGAGGTGAGTCCGGTGCCGGTCTGGTTGGCGACCTTGACCCTGATCTCGATGTCGTTACCCACCGTCAACACCTCCCTCTGGTGTGCCTAGTTGTTCGATCTTCAGAAGCCTGAGCAGCTCAGCGTCCTCTTCCAGCAGGGTCGTGAGCGTGTAGCCGGGGAACCTCTGCAAGAGGCCGAGGATCAGGCGGGCACGGCCGAGCTCTGCGGGCTCTCGGACAGGGGCTCCATCGGAATGGACGCCACCGGGGACGGCTCGCCAGAGGGCGAGCTCTGCGGCAAAGGGTCAGAGACCTCGCTCTGCGATCCCTGGAGAGCGTCGAGGATCTCCTGGATGAACGTCGCATCCTGGGTGCAGACGCCCTCGAAGGTCGCTGGCACCGGCTGCCCCTGGTCGTCTTCGACGTTCCATTCGTGGAGGAGGCCGGCCATCATCTCGAAGATGCGCCGTCCGATACCTTCCTTGCCGCGCAGGTCGTCGAGTTCGAGTTCCTCGCCGACGGTGAGGCCTCGCATGGTGACTTCGAGGCCGTCGTGCTTGGTGCCTTCGAAGTCGAGCGTGATGATCTTCCGCTTCGGCTTGTAGCCCATGGGTGCCTCCTCTCAGGCCCAGGTGGGGACGGTGCCGTCGCTGAGGACGCCGGGTACGGAGAAGGTGAGTTCGCCGCTGTCGGCGCGGGTCAGCGGGTAGTCGGTGTACAGGCACTCGTTGGCGAGGGTCTGCCCGGACACGGTGAGGGTGGTGGTGCGCGCCACCGACGTGCTGGGGACGGTCTTGAACACGTCGTGGCTGGCGTTGGCGGCGTCGTTGAAGATGCCGTTCAGCGTGATCGAGAAGTCCGCGAGGAGCAGGATCCGCTCGTATGCGCTCTTGTCGATGCCGGTGGCGTCCTGGACGCCGCGGGGGGTGGCGAACTGGAGGTTGGTGATGTCGTTGACGATCGCCCTGGCGGTGCCGCCAGCGTCATCGACGCTGCACACAGACCAGCCCAATCCGGACTCTTTGGCCATAACAGCTATCCCTTCTTCTGCTGGTCGACGAGCCGGAGCTGGTTCTCGCCGAAGTCTTCAACCCAGTCCTGCGGACGGGTGTGCTGCCGCTTCCGGCCGGTCGGGTTGCCCCGCCAGTCCCCGTCCCGGACGAGGTACAGCTCGGGCACGGTCTGGTGGTCGGCGAAGCAGCGCTGCCCGGACTCGAACCGGGAACACCGTCAACCCGGCGTCGGTACGCGTCTCACGGAAGGTGCGCCGCGACTGCGTCCGGATGTACGCGGCCTGCGTGCGGCCGAGCTCCGTGCGCTCGTCGATGACGGAGTCCCAACCATGCCGCCACTGCAGGCACCCCACCTGCTCACACACCGCCTTCACCGTGACGTCCCGACGACGCGTGATCTGGTACGTCTGGTACGCCTGCACCGGCAGCGCCGGATCGATGCGGTTCACGGGACGCTGCATCAGTAGGTCACCTCCACGTCGTTCCGGGCCACCGACACGGCGAACACCGCGTTCGTGAAGGTGCCGGTGGTGACCACCCGCAGATAGCGCTCCACCGTCTGATCCCGCGCCGTCTGAATCCGCTCCGAGGTGACGCCCGTGGCCGCGGTGAACGTGCCGCCGGTGACGTCCGCCCACGCGTCCCCGGCGCCGTCGTCGCTGGACTCCTGAAGCTTCACTGTCACGCTCGTCCCGGTGAAGGCGAACACGTGCAGGTACGCCTGAAGGCCGAAGCTCGTCGACCCGGTACCGAAGTCCACGGAGGAGCCGTTGGTGGCCGTGGTGTCCGTGCGCTTCCCCGCCGTCAGGGACTTGCCCCAGTCGAGCGTGAAGCTGTTGGACTGTGCCTCGACCGAGAACGTGAACTGCCCGTCGTCGCCGCGCTGGCCGTCGTAACCGATCTGCTTCGCCACGATATTCGCCGACGGACCACCCAACGCCGTACCCCGGAAGTACGAAGCGATCACATCCGTACGCGGCAGCACACTCAACACCGGGTGCGCCGCGTTGGTGCCCGGGTTGAAGTACGTCGTCATCTGAAGTCGGCCGTCGAGCTTGCCGCCCTTGCGTTCGTGCGCGGACTTGTTGATGCCGGTGAACTCCAGGGCGGCGGGGCCGCCGCCGATGTTGCCGACGGCTTGGATGTCGCCGGAGAGGTCGTAGCCGGCGATGTACAGCGCATCGCCAAGCCCGGACTGTTTGCTCACGGGGTCTCCTCCCAGAGGTCGTTGACGATGCAGGGAAGCGCGATGTCCATCACGCGGTATTTGGTGCCGTCCTGCTGGAGGTATCCGGCGCGGACGTCGAGGGGCTGGCCGTGGGCGCCGAGGAGGTCGACCTGTCGGAGGAGGCCGCCGAGGGTGAAGTCGCCGCTGTAGGCGGCGCACAGGTCGTCGACGGCGGCAATCACGGTGGGGTCGATCGCGTCGGGCGGATCGAACATGAGGCTCTGGACCCGCACCGTGAAGATCACCCGTGTCGTCACGCTGTTCAGCCCCGAGCTGCGCAGCGCGGTGATGCGGTCCGCCCACACTGAGCACGTCAGGCCGTGCCCGGGCGCGTTTTCCGGCTCGTGCTGGTTGACACGCTCGAAGTGCCCGGAGGCCATGGCGTGGGAGACGGCCGCGTTGAGGAGGCCGTTGATGTCGAGAGCCACCCGTCAGCCCCCCATCTCGGGCAGGCGCCGTTCTACAGCGATCTCGGCGATCTGGGGGCCACGTTGAGCCACTGCCTGCTTCGCCATCCGCCAGTGGTGGTAGCCCTTGAATCGGGTCTCCGGGTAGTTCCGGCTTCCGACACCCTCAAGCCACGCGCCGTAGATCACATCGTTGTCGTGCACGAGGTCCACGTCGCTTGAGACGCGGGTGGTTTCGATGCGGGTCTCGTAGTAAGGGGTACGGGTCTTGAAGGACGCGGACGTGCCCATGAGGACGCGCTCTTCTGCGTACGCAGTCACGTCCTCGCGGGCGTCGTCGCACGCCTCGGCCATCGCGCGCTCGGCGCGCCCGTCGAACAGCGGGCCCTCGAACCGGATCTCGACGCTCATACGTCCCTCACCCGGCCCTTACGTCCGTGCGCGTTATAGACCTGCGTGCGCAGCGCTGACAGCGCGGTCTGGTCCAGGGCCCGCTCGCTCGTCCCGCCGTCGCCAGTTCTCCTGACGCGGGCGTATCCGGCCTGCTCGTTGGTGATCCGGTTCTCGGCTTCGGCGATGACGAGGTCACGGACCAGGCCGGGCGGGTCCCAGCGCACGACGCTTGCGCCGCTGGAGTGCGTGGCCGCGGTCGTGCCGAGCGCACCCCGGGACACAGTGAGGGTGCGCGGGGCGTAGATGTCGGCGCCGGCGGCGTGTGCGGCGAGCACCGAACCGTCCCAAGCCCGCTTCACGGTGAGCTGGTTGCCTGCGATGTCGACGACGAGCATCCGCTCGGATTCGATGAGGAGCACCTCGTCGACGGCGAAGGCGCTGCTGTCGGACACGGCGAGGGTGACGCTGTTCTGTTGCGCCGTGAGGCCGCTGCCGCCGACGTTCTGGCCGGTGTCGGCCATGGTGCGGCCGGTGACTTGGAGGCGCTCGGAGTCGAGGCGCAGCACGCTGCCGACGCCGAGTTCGGCGGACGCTGCGGCGTTCACAGTCAGCGTGGTGGCGGTCGTCGTCGCGATGGCGGCCGTGAGCGCGCCCACGGTGGTTTCGTCGTTGCGGTAGCCCCACAGGCCGGTCACGGTGATGGCGCGCTGGTGGGTGTCCCCGCTGCTGAACGCGGCCGAGGAGTCGAGGTCGATCTCGATGCGGTTGTAGGGGGGCCCGTACTGGTTGGGCTCCAGGAAGAAGTCCGACGCGCTGATGGTGGTGCCGCCGCTGGTGAGGGTGGTGACGGAGATGAGTTCGTTCGCGTTCAGCCACAGCTTCCACGTGCGGCCGATCTGCGGGCCGGGGTAGTTGAAGGACTTCGTGGCCGTCTCCGGCGCGAACGTGCGGTGGCACAGGGCCTCAACGTCCCGCGACGCGGACTCCAACGCCCGGTCGACCTGCCGCGTGTTGCGGGCGGTCAGCTTGACGTCGAGGGCGCGCATCACGTCCTCACGCGTCGCGTACCAGGTCCCCATCTCTCGTCACCTCCTCTCAGGTCTCGTCGTGGTGGGTCAGGGTCGGCCGTGGATGGAGAAGCTCACCCCGGTGAAGCTCGGGCTGGTGCCGCCGACGGTCCAGCGGATCCGGCCCAGGTTGGTCAGCTGATAGCCGTTGTTGATCACGCCGTAGGTCGTGCCAGCCGCCGACACCACCACCCCACCGATCGACGTCCCCGGCGAGGTCTGCACCCAGTTGCCGTACGCGTCAGCCACATCGAAGAAGATCGCCAGCGTCGGCGACGTACCGGTCGGCGCGTCCGCGATGTTCACCACCAGCAGGCCGTTACTGATCCGGGACACATCGAGCGCCCCAGTCCGCCCGGTCGTGGCGTTGGTGATGTTCGCCGTGACATGGTCGCTGTTGCTGTTCAAGGTCAGACCAGTGGCCTTGAACAGCTCCGTGTTCCGGTAGGCGCCCACTACTCGCCCACCTCAAAGGTGGAGTCGGTCGCCGACGTGCCGTCCTCCGGGCCGCCAGCCGTCGGACGGGCAGTAGAGGTCTCCGTCCGGGCCTTGCCGGAGCGGTTCCCCGTCGTTCGGGCACGCTTCGGGCGGGGCTTCTCGCTCGGCACGGGCGAGCTCGGCGCCTTCTCGGAGGATGTCGATGAGCTGCTCGAAGCTGATGGCTCCTCACTCCCTTCGACGACGGTCTGCGCCGCCTGCTCTTCGGCAGCCGCGTTGGACGGCCCACCGAGCCGCGTGATCTTGCCCATGACCTGCTCTCCGTCCTCCACATGCTCCCGAGACCCACACCACGGGCACCGAGGCGCACCAACCGCATAGCGAGTGGTGCACCCCGTGCACGCCCACAGAGCCATCAGCTGAGCGGAGCCACGAGCTTGGCCGGAGCCCGCTGCGTCATCAGATCCCGCAGCAGGTACACCACCGCGCCGAGCTGCGCGTTCGTGCCGACGTCCGCGACGTCGAGGCTGATGTAGTCGTAGCCGTCCGACAGGGACCGGCCGTCGACCTCGATCGCAATGATCTGCTGTTCCTCCGCCGAGGTCCCGGCACCACCGGGGTCGGCGATCGTCGCCGCCGCGGCCTGGGTGACCTTCGTCCACGTCTCGTCACCGTCGAGGGTGGCCTCAGCCTTGAGGTAGTAGTGGTCGATGATCGCCAGATCCGCCGACGTGCCACCGCTGGACGCGGTGTGCTGCTTCAGCGTGATCGTCGGGTCGTCACCGGCAGTGCCGGCGCCCTTGACGACGAGGATGGTGCAGCCGCCCGCGTTGCGCAGGGAGACGCGCTTGCCGGTGACGGCTGCGGAGGAGAGGTCGACAGGTGCGGCGCCGATGCTGACGTCGAAGCTGCGGCCGAGTGCTTCCATGGCCATGGAGGGAGTCCTTTCTGTCTCGGTGCAGCCGTCAGGCGGCCAGCTCGATGAACGGGGACAGGGTCGCGCCGCCGTTCTGGGGGGTGATCGCACTCTTCAGCCAGGGGCGGCCGTCGACGCGCTGGATGATGCGGAACGTCGTCTTGTCCGAGCCGAACTGGTAGTCCGTGCTGGAGTCGGCGGTCATGGTCTGGCGGTCACCGACGAGGTAGTAGCCCAGGTCGGTGAAGGCGAGGTCGCCGCGGGCGCCGAGTGTGCCGCCCTTCTCGGTGATGATCAGCGGACGGCCGAAGAGGGTCATCGGGTGCGGGGCCGCGGCGTTGACGACGAACACGCTGTTGCCGCCGGTGCCGACAGACATGGCCATCTGAAGGAGCTGCGGCAGGGCGTCGGGGGAGCAGGTCCACACGGCGCGGGAGAGCGAGCTGGGGAGCATGCGGGCGTACATGTTGACGACGTCCGCGTAGTTGATCTCGTTGGCAGTGGCGCGGGTGACCGCGATCGCGGCGTCGTTCTGCGCGCCCCGGAAGCCCATCGGTTCGCCCACACCGGTGCCGGTCATGAACTTGGCGTCCTCTTCGAACGCAAGGGCCTGCGGCCACAGGCGCTCCAGCAGGCCCATGAAGCTGATGATGGAGTCCTGGAGGAGCTCGTTCGGGACGGCGGAGAGGCCGGTGAGCTTCTTCGCGTCCAGCTCGATCCGCCCGAACGTCGGGTTGGAGTCGGTGAGCGCGGCGCCTTCCTCACCCCAGTAGGTGACCATGCCGCCGAACACGGAGCCGGAGTTGCTCGTGCTGTCGATCATCGGGAACGGGACCCGAGCCGAGTCCATCGGGATGACCGTCGCCAGCGGCCGAACGATCGCCATCTCCAGCGCGATCTCCAGCAGCTGCGACCGCAGCACCTCCGGCACCAGGAACCCGCCGTCGGCCGGCGACACTGAGGAGGCGGCGTTGCGGAGTTCGGACAGCTTGGCCGCGTCGGCGCGGGTGTTCTTGTGCCAGATGTTCCGGACGTAGTCGATGCCGTCCGCGAACAGCTTGTCGACGACGGCGCCCGGGGCGGCTGCGTTGTGGGCGGTGCCCTGCCGGTGCGAGGTGAGCATGTTCGCCCGGCCCGCGCGGCCGTTCTGCGGGTCGAGGTTGAGGCGCTTGACCTGGTTGGTGTCCTGGTCGTGGTCGCGAAGGAAGTTCGCGAGCTCGCGCTGGAGCTCGGTCTTCACCAGGTTGTTCAGCTCGGTGCCGTCGCCCTGCTGCTTCTGGGTGTAGGCGGTGATGAACTCGGTCAGGGTCTGCGGCGTCTCGACGACGGGTGCCGCCTTGGCCGGGTCCTGGAGCATCTCCGCCAGCTCGGCGGCGTTGCTCGGGATCGTGGGGGTTGCCATGCTGCCTCCTTCAGGCTGCGTCCGTCGCCGAGCTGGCCGCCGACGTGCTGTTGATGAGATGGGCCACGGCTGCGGCCCACGGGTCTGGTTGGGGCGTGACGAGCCCGGCGACCGCGGCCGCCCACTCGTCCTCGGGCTCGGATTCGGCGGCGGGCGCCTCCGGCTCCGGCTCGGCGGCCGGTTCGGGGGCGGGTTCGACGGGCGTGGTCTCAGCAACCGGCTCGGGCACGGCCTCGACGGGCGGTGCGGCGTCGCGACCGGCGACCTCCTTGCGGACGGCGGCGAGGAGCTGCGCGCCGATCTCGTCGCCGATGTTGAAGGTCAGCGTCACCGACTCCGGCTGCTCCGCCTCAGCCTTCGGCTCCTCGCGGCGCGGGCCGGTGTAGCCGTAGGCGGCGAGGTCCCAGGCGCGGGCCATCTCCGGCTCGGGCTCCTCGTCGGGCTCCGTGGGGGTGCCGGACTTGGGGGCCTGGACGGCTTCGTCGGCGAGGCCGTTGGCGACGGCGTCCTCGGGGAGGTACCAGGTTTCGGACCGCATACGGGCCCTCCACTCGTCGCGCGTCCCGCCCGCACGCTGCGCATAAGCGTCGGCGATGTTGTCGCTGATGAGGTCGAGGAGTTCGGCCATCTCTTCCATGTCGGCGGCGTTGCCGAGGCAGACGCCGGACGCGTCGTGGATCATGAGCATGGTGTTGGGGGCCATCTCGATGCGGTCACCGGCCATGGCGATGACGGAGGCGATGGAGGCGGCGATGCCGTCGACCTGGATCGTGATGTTCGCCGGGTGGGAGCGGAGCGCGTTGGCGATGGCAATGCCCTCGAACACGCTGCCGCCCGGGCTGTTGATCCGCACCCGCAGGTTCGGCGCCGTCACGCCCCGCAGGTCGGCGATGAACTGATCAGCGGTCGCGCCGTACCAGCCGCCCACCTCGTCGTACAGCATCACCTCCGCCTCATCCGGGTCGGCCGCGTTGGTGATGCGGTACCAGGAGCGGGCCTCGATACCGAGGGCCTCGCGCCGCTTGTCGGCCTGCTCGCGCTGGCTGGCCATGAAAGCGGCCGCCTTGCCGGGCATCACGATGTTCACGGCGCCTCCTCGGCGGGCGGGGTCCAGCCGAGCCGGACCAGCAGATCCCGGCACTCGTCCGGTACTTCGAAACGGACCTCGGCCTCTGCGCCCAGGTCGAAGACGACGAGGTCGAGCGTCGCGGTCGGTATCTCTCCGACCCCCATGCGCAGCGTGAGGCCGGTGAGGACGTTGGCGATGTTCTGGCCATCCAGCTCGACCTGTGCTCCAGGTCCTTCGCTGCTGCTGATGCGCAGCTTCCCGGGACGGGCTCCGTGCTTGCTCATTCGTCGTCACCGCCCTTGCGCCGCTTGATGACCTTGCAGCGGCACTCGTTACCGAACTCCGCACCCGTGCACTTCACGTAGCCCTTGCCGCCCGGGTAGTCCTTGTAGGCGGCGGCCCGGTTGCGGTACAGCTGGCCGTCGTTGTTACGGCACGGCTCGCACGTGTTGTCGTCGATGACCGCGACCGCCTGCCACCGCTGCGCCGCCACGATGTCCTCGCCTGTCAGTCCGGCCACCGTCTCCGACCACGTGTCCGTCGGCTCGCCCTCGACGGGCGCAGCATCAGGCTTGGCGAGGGCGCGGCCGCGACGCGCGAGCTGCGCCGGCGGCGGGACGTTGAGGTCGAGGTTTGCGCCGGCGCGGTTGAGGATGTCGCGGGCTTCTTCCCAGGTGATGCACACGTCGACGCCGAGGTAGATCGACTGGATCATGTCGCCGAGCTCGCGCGGGCTGATGCTGCCGTCCCCGCCCTGGGCTGCGGCCGTCTCCATCTCCGGCAGGCCGACCGCGGAGAGGATGCCCTCGGGTGCCCACATGCCCGTCTCGGCGAGCGCCTTCGCGGCGTTCGCCCGGGCGGTGAGCGTGGCGGCTTCGGTCTCGGGGTCTGGGGGGACGGGGTCGCAGTAGTCGAACTCCAGGCCTTGCGCGGTCGCGCCGAACATCGGCAGCAACTCAAAGTTGAGCGCCGCCTTGATGCGTTCCAGGCGCGGGATGGTCTGCTGCTCCGCGAACCACGCCTTCGCCGCCAGAGCGGAGGCGCGGTTGATGTCCTCGAAGTCACCGATCGCCGACTTGGAGATGCCGTACGCCTCACGCACCCGGTCGGCGGTGGCACCGCGCAGCTCCACGAACTGCATGTCCTTCTGCGAGATGGTGCGGTCGACCCACTTCGCGCCGTGCTCGACGATCGCGACCTTGTGAGCGTTGCTGACGCCCTTGTGCTGCTCCGCCCACCGCTCCCGCATCTCATCCCACTCGCGGTCGCCGAGATGCACCGGCACCTCGATAATCCCGCCCGGCTGAGCAGAGTTGAGGAAGAACGCACGCGACCACTCAGCCGCATACCGCGACGTGTCCAGGTCCGGGAGGATCGACAGCACCGGGCTGAGACCGCGGTACGGGTCGAGCGGGTTCGGCCGGCGCAGCTGGATGACCTCGTCGAGTTCGAGCGGGATCTGCTCGCCGTCGGGCGACGTGTACACGTAGCCCTTGAGGAACTTCTCGGGGTCGGGGACGGGGG